TAATTAAATATCATAAATATCATTTTTATCTTAGTCATTTTCCTACTCTTGCAACTAATTTTGATGATTATCAAAAGCCATTAAAACAAAGAACTCTTTGTCTTGCAGGCCATACGCATTCTAAAGAAAAATTTGAAAGTTGCGGTTCATATAATGTTGCAGTAGATGCACATAATTGTTGCCCTGTTAGTATTGATGAAATTATTCAAGACTTTAATGAATATATGAAAAAATAATATTTAAGGACAAAATTAATTAATTACATCGTTCTATTTTTTATATTTCTTAGAGAACATAAAGTTAGTTCTCTAAGGAATATTTATTTTTATGGAGGTATAAAAAATGAATTTAAAAGTAAGATTTAATAATCCAGTATTTATTGCTCAGTTAATTCTTGCAATTTTAACTCCAGTTCTTGCTTATGCAGGACTTACGGTTCAAGATTTAACAACTTGGAAAGCATTAGGTGGAATTTTATTAGAAGCTATTCGCAATCCATATGTACTTGGGCTTATCATTATTTCTGTTTGGAATGCTTTAAATGACCCTACTACTGCAGGATTAAGAGACAGTGATTTAGCTATGACATATGAGAAACCAAAATCAAAAACAAAATAATTTTTTAATATAAAAATTATTTTATATTAAAGGAGTAAAAAATAAAATGAATTATTGTGATCCTCAAAAAGTAATAGACATAGCATTATCTCAAATTGGATATCTTGAAAAAAAGACTGGTGATTTAAAATATTTATATGATTTTACTGCTAATGCGGGTAAAAATAATTTTACTAAATATGGTTATGATTTAATGCAATAGTTACCATCAATGGAAGATACTTATGGTATTAATTATGCATGGTGCGACCAGTTTGTCGACTGGTGCTATATAAAAGCATATGGACTTGAGGTTGCTAAAAAATTATTAGGAGGCTGGTCAGCTTACACGCCAACTTCCGCAGAATATTTTGAAGAGAAAGGATTATTAAAAAAGAAACCACAATTAGGGGCGCAAATTTTTTTCTATAATGAAAATAAAATTTCACCAAGTCGCCCACACGGGATTTATCATACTGGATTAGTAATAAGTTATGATAATAATTTTGTTACAACAGTAGAAGGAAATACTTCATCTGCTTCTGGAGTAGTTGAAAATGGCGGGTGTGTGGCTAAAAAGAAATATCCATTAAATTATTCAAAAATTTATGGATATGGAGTACCTAATTTTGAAGCTTAGGAATAGAAAATGCAATTAAAAAATTATGAAGATTTTATTAAAGAAGCATATTTAACTGCTTTTGGAAGATAGGCTGATGTCAATGGATTAAAAACTTGGACTACAGCTATGCAACATGGAATGACAGAAACTGAAGTGTTATTTAAATTAAGAAATTCAATTGAAGCTAAAAATCGAGAATAGAAATTTAGAAAAATTGCAATTGGATTAGCTTATTATACTTTATTAAATCGACCAGCTTCTGATGAAGAAATCCATTTATGGGATACTACAGAAAGTATTGATAAAATTATTGCAAAAATTAAAAAGTCACCAGAGTATAAAAAATATGAAAAAGAAAAAAAATGATTTTAAAAGAGTTATAGTAATTAAAAATTGCTATAACTCCTTTTTTTATTGGAGAAATATAAAAATTTATTATATAATATATTATAAAATACTTAAGGAGATTTTTATATGTTATATATTTATATAGATGGATCTTGTCGTGGCAATGGCAAGCAAAATTCTCATGGTGGTTTTGGTATTGTAATTTTTGATGAACGCCACAATTTAATTGATGCCTATTATGAACAATTTGATAATGTAACAAATAATCAAATGGAACTAAAGGCTTTTTTAAAAACATTTGAATTGTTAAATACAAAATATAAAAATCAACAAACAACTATTTATTCTGATTCATCATATTGTATAAACATCCTTACCTCTTGGATTTATAAGTGGAGCCAAAATAATTGGCAAAATAGTAAAGGTGAAACTATAAAAAATTTAGATATTATATTATCTTTATATGAATATTATAATATAAATTTTTTCATAAATCAAATATATATAATTAAAGTTGATGGTCATAAAGGTATTATAGGGAATGAATTAGCTGATGCTCTTGCAACGGCAGACGTGTCTAAATTTTCAAATATTATATTAAAAAACCATATAAACATTAAGGCTTTGTAAAAAACTTGCTAAAATTAAAAAATTATGTTATAATATATTATATAATAAAAAAAGGTAAAATGTATGAATTATATAAATAATATGACAATTATTAAAGAACTTAATAATTGTCTTCATCAAGAAAAAACACCAAGAGAAATAGAAATAGAAAAAATTTTAAAAGAAGAGAAAGATCAATATGAAAAAGATAAAAAAGAGTTTTACTCTAATCCTTTACATTGGTCTAATAATAAAAGAAAATATGCAGGTTTACCAGTTTTACGCGGTAAAATAAATAAACACAGAATTAAAAAATTTAGATCTTTTCATCCTATTCCTCGTATATTTTTTCTTATTGAAGATACTATTGATGAAATGATCTCTGCTCAAATACAAAAACCAGAATTTTTTAACTCTTTTGTAGAAATCAAAAATTTTAAAAAAGGAAAAAACTATGAATAATAATTTATATACGGAAGATAGTATTCAATCATTAGATCCCCGCGAATTTACTCGACTCCGCCCAGGGGTGTATTGCGGATCAACTGAATATTCTACTCAGCTTTTGATAGAAATCATTTCTAATGCTATTGATGAATTTAAAGCAGGACATGGAAATTTAATCGAAGTAAAAATTAATACAAAAGAAAATTCATACGCGGTGAGGGATTTTGCTCAAGGCTTTCTTGTTAATTCGATTAGAGAAGATGGAAAAACTGTCCTTCAGGCTTCTTTTGATACATTAAATACATCTGGAAAATTTTCAGATGATGGAGTTTATGAGGGAACCGCCCTCGGTCTTAATGGAATTGGTTCTAAACTTACAAACTTTCTTTCACATAAAATGGAAGTAGAGACTTGGAGAGATGGACAGACTGAGAGTATATTTTTTGAAGAAGGCATTTTTGTTAATAGATCAATAGGAAAATCTAAAGAGCCAAATGGAACTTATGTAAGATGGCAGCCTTCAGAAGAATTTTTTACTCATCCAGAAGTTGATATAAATAAAATTAAAGATTTATTTCATATTTTAACATGCTTATGTACGGGATTGACAATTAAATTAACAATAGATGAAAAAGAAGAAATTTTCACATCTAAACATGGATTAAACGATTTAGTGGATGATGCGGTTGGCGACTCAGAAATCATTGGGTCCCGTATGAATATGAATTTTGATGCTGGTAAAAATAAACTTGATATGGTTATTACTTATACATCGAAATATTCATTAAATATGATTTCATATGTAAATACAGGTGATACAGATGCAGGGCCGCATATTACTCAAATAAAAACTATTTTAACTAGGGAATTTAATAAATTTTTTAAAGAAAAAAAATGGTTAAAAGAAAAAGATGAGAACTTAAGTGGCGATGACATTCAGGAAGGAATGTTTATTGCATTTAATTTAACTGCCCCAGGGGTATCTTATGATGCACAAACAAAATCAAGAATAATAAAAATTGATATGTCACCGTTTACAACTTCTATTGTAAATGCATTACATGATTGGTTTAATAAAAATGAAAAAGATATTAAAATAATCTTTGAAAAGGCGGCTGCCGCCCGTAAAGCACGAGACGCGGCAAAGAAAGCAAGAGACAAAGCAAGAGAGCAGAATAAAAAGAAACAAAAAGCCCTTAAATTTGATAGTAAACTTGCGGATTGCTGGTCTAAGGATCGTATGAAATGCGAGATATATGTGACAGAAGGTGACTCAGCTTCTGGTAACTTGAAACTGGCCCGTGATAACGAATTTGTCGCGGTTATGCCTGTTCGCGGTAAGATTCTTAATGTAAGAAAGGCAACTCTTGATAAAATTCAGAAAAATGCTGAAATTATGACTATGATTGATGCTTTTGGTCTTACTGTTGATATGAAGACTATGAAGCTGACTTATAACAAAGAAGATCTTCGTTATGGAAAGATCATAATCGAATCTGATGCTGATGTTGATGGAAGTCATATTAAGAATCTATTCTATACTTTTATATGGACTTTCTGTCCACAGCTAATTCTTGATGGATATGTATATGCAGGAGTTCCCCCTCTTTATAAAATCACTGAAGGCAAAGATACTTATATTTATTTAAAAGATGATGCGGAACTTGAAGAATATAGAGCTAGTCATAAAAGTAAGAAGTATCTCGTTAACAGGCTAAAGGGGTTAGGAGAAATGTCGCCGGATGAAACCTCAATTCTTGTAGATCCTGACCAGCGTATTATTAAGCAAGTAACCGTAGAAGATATTGCAGCCACTAATAAATTATTTGATGATTTAATGGGTACACAAATTATTCCTAGAAAAAGATTTATTCAACAGCATTCTCAGGAGGCCACTTATGGAGTCTAACAATGAAATTTATTATATTACTCTTCAAAAAATTTTTGATGAAGATTGGAAAACTCAACTTGCTCAAGGTTATCCCCCAATTCCAAAAGGTAAAAAAGTCTTATATATAAAAACTTTTAAAAATTTCTATGGAGAATATATTAGAATTAAATGGAATAATACTTATTATGATACTGTTCCATGGAAATTAAAGGAGATAAAAAATGCAGAGTGATTTAAATTGTATATGTAAGATAAAACCGCTAAAAAATGGTTATTTAGGATACAATAATGATGTAATAGACGTTAGTAAATAGCTTACTCCTGGAATATATTTTGGAGTACAACATAATGGAAAATATATTATATGGACGTATTATGATTCAAATTCCGGATATTATCCTAAATATTGTCCAATGTGTGGGAGGAGATTAACAAATGTAGAATAATTTAATATGTCCAAACTGCAATTCTCTACTTTATTGGGGTCTTGACGAATGGGGTAAAACTCCATGGCATTTACATTGTGATAAATGTGCTATTAACATTGGTGTAACTAAACAAAATAAAGCCATTGAATTAATTCAAAAATATCACCAGCCAAATACTTATATTGAATATTATGATAATGAAATTCAAATATTATTTGAAAATAATAAACGAATAATATTTAAGGAGATAAAAAATGCAGAATGATATTAATATAGAAGATAGAATTACAAAAATCTTAACTGATGAATTAGGCTATTGCTATTGTGATAATTGCGAGTTTGGAAATTGGGATAAGTATCAAGATAGAAATTGTGATAATTGTCATAGAAAGTATCAAAATTGGCGGTTATCTGAGGATACGGCAAGAATAATAGCAGACAAAATTATAAAAATTGGTCATATTAATGCTATAACAAAAGAAATAGGTTGAAGGGGCGTTAAAAAAATGCAGAGTGATTTAACAAAAGAATTAAGTATAAATTTTATTGAATACGCAGCTGCTTGTAATTCAGACAGAGCTATACCAAATGCTACCGATGGCCTCAAACCAGTTGCTAAAAGAATTCTTTATGGAGCTTTTACAGGAGGAAGGACTAGTAATAAACCCCATGTAAAATGTGCAAAGATTGTCGGAGATGTAATGGGTTCTTATCATCCACATGGAGACTCGTCCATTTATGGTGCATTAGTGCGTCTTGCTCAAGATTGGGTAATGCGTTATCCTCTTATTGACTTCCATGGCAATGTAGGAAATCAAGCGGGTGATGGTCCTGCCGCTCCGCGTTATACAGAAGCAAGATTATCTAAATTAACAGAAGATGGAATGTTACAGGGATTAAAAAAGAATAATGTTAATTTTATTCCTAATTATGATGAAACAACAGAAGAGCCTGTAGAACTTCCAAGCATCTTTCCAAATCTTCTTTGTAATCCTAATAGTGGAATTGGTGTAGCTATGGCCTGCTCCTGGGCACCACATAATCTTGGAGAAGTTGCTGCGGCGATTAATCAATATTTATCTGGAGAAGATCCAATGTTGCCTGGCCCAGATTTTCCAACAGGAGGAGTTATTATCAATTCTAAAGATATTCCCGCTATTATGAAAACAGGACATGGTAGTGTAAAAATTCGTAGTAAATATAAAATTGATAAACAAAAAGTTATATTTACAGAAATCCCTTATGGAACTACTATTGAAGGACTAATGACAGAAATTGGTGAAATTTCTGATAAAAAAGAAATTGAAGGAATTGATAATATTCGTGATGAATCTAATAAAAAAGGTGTTAGAATTGTTATCGAATGTGATAAGGGCATCAATCCTGCAAGTATTGTAAATAAACTTTTTGCAAAAACAAATTTACAGAGTTCATTCAGCTATAATCAAGTTGCTCTTGTCGATAAAGTACCAACTGAATTAAATCTTAAAGATTGTATTAAAATTTATGTTGACCACAATATTAAATGCATTAAAAGGGAAACTCAATTTGATTTAGATAAAGCAACAGATAGATTAGAAATAGTTAATGGTTTATTAAAAGCATTAGAAGATATAGATAATATTATAGCTTTAATTAAAAGCTCTGAAAATGCAAATGCGGCAGCTGAAAATTTAATTAAAAAATATAATTTTACTTTAAAACAAGCTAAGGCTATTTTAGCTATGAGACTTTCTTCTCTTGCTAAACTTGAAAAAGTTGAATTACAAAAAGAAGCTAAAGAACTTGAAAATAAAATTATTGATTTAAAAAATATTTTAGCGAGTGAAGATAGACAAAAAGATATTCTTAAATCTAGACTTGGAGAACTGGTTAAAAAGTATGGCGATCCCCGCCGCACAGAACTTACTAATATTGAAATCAAGCCTGAAGATAAAATTATTGAAGAAGTTACTCCAGAAGATTGTGTAGTAATTCTTTCTCAAACAGGTAGTATTAAACGTATTCCTAGAAATAGCTTTAAAGTACAACGTAAAAATGGTAAAGGCGTAAAAACAAAAGATGATGTAATTATGTCTACTATTTCCACAAACACCATTGATAATCTTCTTATTTTTACTAAAAAAGGTAAAATGTTTAAAATTATCGTAGATGAAGTTCCTGTTGGCACAAATGCATCAAAAGGGGTTCATGTTGGTACATTGATTAATATGGATCAAGATGATGAAGTAATTGCAATTACATCTCTCGCAAGAAGTAATACTGCAAAATATGTAGTATTTTTTACAAAACAAGGATTGATGAAAAAAACCTATCTTGATGAATATACAAAAGTAAAACGTAGCACAGGGATTGTTGCAATTAAAATTAATGAAGGTGATTCTATTGCTAATGTAGAATTTATTAATGAAGAAGATGTTCTCGTAGTAACCAAAAATGGAATGTCTATTCATTTTGAAACTAAAAACGTTGCACCTGTTGGAAGAATTGCAGCAGGAGTAAAAACTATAAAATTAGATGAAAATGATGAGGTAATTGCAGGATTGCCTATTCATTCTGATAATGATATGGTGGCAATTTTTTCAACAAAAGGATATGGTAAAAAAACTTCAATTAAGGAATTTACTGTACAAGGAAGAGGCGGCAAGGGTTTAATTATTTATAAACCTAGTGTTATTTATGGTAATATTGCTGGTGTAACAATTATATCAGACAGTGATACAATTCTTCTCGCTGGTCAGCCGAGTTCCATATGCATTGCCGCAACAGATTTACCTTTATTAACTCGAACAAGTTTTGGTAATATCATGGTAAAATCTAATATTTCATCTATTGTTAAATTTTAATAATGAGGGGTTTAGCCCCTCATTAGCTTTTTATAAAAAAATATATTATAATATAATTATAATAAAAATCATCATTTATAAGGGACTCTGGTCAATGATGATTAATTCTTCTTAAAAAATTTTTATATATAATAAGAAAATAAAAGGAGAATTTTTATATTATGGGAAAAATATATAAGATAGTAAATGATATAAATTCAAAAATTTACATTGGTAAAACAACAAGGTCTTTATAGACACGTTTTGAAGAACATGTTAAAAATACTAGTCATTGTAAATCTGCAATTTCTGCCGCCATTCAAAAATATGGGGAAAAACATTTTTAGATTTAGTTAATTGAAGATAATATTCCAGATGAATAGTTGAATCAAAAAGAACGATATTGGATTAATTTTTATAACAGTTATAGAAAAGGATATAATCTTACTCCTGGGGGAGATGGGAAATCTTTAAGTGATGAAGAAATTGCAGATATACGATAGCTATGGGAATTAGGTTTATCTTGTTCTGAAATTAGTAATAAATTAGATTTACCTCATTCTACTATATATCATCGAATTTGTAAATATCCTGAATATAGCATAGAAGAAAATAGAAAAAGAGCGAAAAAAGATCAATATAAAGAAATCTCTCAATATAATGAATAGGGGAAATTTATTCAAAAATTTTATTCTATTACAGCTGCAAGCAATCAATTAAAAATATCTGATAAATAGATTTGCGCAGGAGCAAAAAAAGGATATAAAGTACGTGGATTTTATTTCGCATATGGAGATGAACCTTTAGTTATTAAAACTAATAAAAAAAGAGTCTATCAATATGATAAATAGGGAAATTTATTAAATATTTTTAATGGAGTTAGGTAGGCTGGAAGAGAAACTGGTATTGATTATACAGGTATATTAAAAAATTGTAATGGTAAATATAAAACATCTGGAGGATATGTTTGGTCTTATGACTAGAGATGAATTAAAAGAGAAAATTAATAAAGCTAAATTTGCTTATTATAACACTGATAATCCTATTATGTCAGATAAAGAATATGATAATTTAATTAAAGAATATGGAGAAGAACCTTCAGTAGGGGCGCCTGTATTAAATTCAATTAAAAAAATTAAAATTGTAGATAAGCCTATGTTAAGTTTAGATAAAGTACATAATGAAAAAGAAATTATTTCCTTTTCTAATGAATATGATATTGTAGCATCAATTAAATGCGATGGTTTATCTGTTCGATTAATTTATAAAAATGGAATTTTATTTTCAGCTAATACAAGAGGTAATGGTAGTGAAGGAGCCGATATAACTGAACATATTAAATACTTTACAAATGTACCCTTGAAAATTTTAAAAACTGAAAAATATATTATAGATGGGGAAGCTATTATCTATGATGATGATTTTAAAATAATTAATAAAAATAATCAATTTAAAAATAATAGAAATACAGCAAGTGGATCATTAGCATTATTAGATATGAATATCGTTAAGCAAAGACGTCTTAGTTTTATTGCATGGGATGTAATTCAAGGCGGTTGTTCATCTAAATATTATCATTATAATATGGAGGAAGCAAAAAAATTAGGCTTTACTACTGTTCCCATGTTAATTTTAGATGCTACAAAAATAGAACAAGAAGAAATAGCAAATATTAATCAAACTTTATTAAAAGAGTCTAAAGAAAAAGGAATTCCTTGTGATGGAATCGTATGGCGAATTAATGATATAAAAGAAGGTAATAAAAGAGGTCAAACCGCACATCATTTTTTAAATGCGATTGCATGGAAACCAAATAATGAAACATATGAAACTAGATTAAAATATATCCAATGGACAATGGGAAGAACTGGTGTTCTTACTCCAGTAGCAGTATTTGATCCTATTGATATTGATGGTTCAACAGTAGAAAGAGCATCTCTTCATAATGTAAGTATTATGAGAGAAATTCTTGGTGATTGTGCTTATGTAGGTGAGCCTCTTCAGGTTTACAAAGCGAACCAGATTATTCCTCAAATTACAGAAGCTGGACCAAAATATGATTATGGTTATGTGATTGCTCATGGTGGAGTATCTGCTAATGATGTTATTGAAAGATGTCCTATATGCGGTGGTGATGTTGCATATATAACCAGTGATGATGGAGTAATTAACGCATATTGTGATAATCCTCTCTGTGAAGGAAAATTGATAAATAGACTTGAGCATTTTTGTGGGAAGAAAGGTCTTGATATTAAAGGATTATCTAAAGCTACTTTTCAAAAATTAATTGATTGGGGGTGGCTTGAAAATCTTGAAGGAGTTTTTAATCTTAATAAATACAGAAATGAATGGATTAAGAAACCTGGATTTGGAATAGCTTCTGTTGATAAAATTTTAAAATCAATAGAAGAGCATAAACATACAACACTTGATGCCTTTATATCTGCTATTGGTATTCCTTTAATTGGGCGGGTAGTAGCTAAAGATTTAATTAATTATTTTGAAACTTATGAAGATTTTCGCAATGCAGTTAATGATAAAGATTATCATTTTTATAATCTAAATAATTTTGGTGAAGAAATGGATAATAGTATTAAAAGTTTTGATTATACAGAAGCAGATAAAATTTCTAAATTTTTAATTTTTGAAACTCCTACTGTGAACAATAATAAAATAAATGATAATCTTACAGGAAAAACTATTGTCATTACAGGAAAACTTATAAATTTTAAAAATAGGGCAGAATTAAAATCAGTTATTGAAGCTCACGGTGGAAAAGTAACTGATTCTATTTCAGCAAAAACAGATATGCTTATCAATAATAATATTAATAGCACATCATCTAAAAATAAAGCTGCAAAAATACGAGGTATTCCGATTATAACCGAATTAGATTTTATGCAGCAATATCTTGAAAAATAAAAAATTTTTTTATATAATATAATTGTAAAAAAGATGAATAGTTTATAAGAGGATTGAAATTAAGCAACAAGACAAAAATAAAAAATAATATTTTATTCACTAGAAAATTTTTTGATTTTTTAAAAAATTTTTTATATAATAAATATATGGGTGATAAAATATAATTCATCTTAAAAATAAAAAATAATTATTTAATTAAAAGTATTAAGGAGAAAAAAATGCTAAAAGAAAATAGTAAAATTGTTTTTAATTTTGTAAAGACACATGACGGTGAAGATTTTACAGCACAGGATATTGCAGATGCTACAGGACTTTCTGTTCGTACAGTTAATGGTATTGTAACATCAGCTTTTCAGAGACATAAGGATAAGGATAAGAATG